CGTCGGCAGTCCGGAAATCATTGATTCTTTTACCGGGGTGCTGGTCGCCTTAATGATGTTGGGTAACTCTTGTTCTTTGGCAAGCATTTCGGCCGCATCATCGGCGGCTTTCTTCTTGGACGCAGCGGAACCCGGTGTTCCGACATTTTTATTATCAATACCCTCCTTTATCGAGGCGCCGTTACGCCCCATCAGGTAGGTAAAAATCGGGTATCGGCAACAACCGCACATTAGATTTGCGCCGATAAACAGGGATACCAGGACGAGTAGAATAAGTTTGTAGTTCATTTCGATTGTTTTATAAAACAATAATCGCTGGACAGGTGATTATAATAAAACCATAGATAATTATTCATTCATTCGCTCACTCGCTCACTCATTCATTCAATCATTTCTAAATACTACGGGCCTACGGCCTACGGCGCCGGAATACGACTCGTTCGCTGTCGTGTAATTTGACGAGATACAATCCCCAACATAATGAGTGGAATTGCGATAGTGAGAAAAACCGCGATGGCCGCAATTGCGAGCACCCAGCCGACGAATGGAATATACCACAATACAATAATGACAATAATCATAACTATCAATATAATGATGACCAGTTCATAGATAGAACCGATTAGGGAATAAAACGACCATAATGCGCCCACAAATGTTAGTAAAAATGTTGCTAATATACCTTTTATTTTCTCAAAAAAATCGACCATTTTAATCAACATCGTTTGGACTGGGATAATAATATTTTGGATACGGAAAAATACCGATAAAAAGATATTCTTCAGAGCATCGCGCATCCGGTTGAATAGCAGGCGGAACTGCTCAATCACGCCCAATATATTCTTGAAGACGCCCATAATGACATTAAAAATCACATAGACCATACTCATGGGTCGGTCAAACACCCCCTTCGTACTATTCGCGCTACATTCCATAAAATTCTGTTTGGTATATTCCAATGGACTCACCCCATCCGGCGCATTAATCCATCCCGCGAATGGCATAACATCAGGGCGGCATCTATATTCGGGCCAATCACGCTTAACTTCCAGCAGCTTATTCTGAAGTTGGAAGTATGTAATCGCCGACATAAATAAAAAGATGACGAGACATACTTTGATAATATCAATACCATAACGTCCAGTAAATGTATTATCCCCGTATAAATAATTCACTCGGTCAACGAGAGGCTGTTTTTTTATTTTTTCTAGTTTTTCGTCTAGTTTTACGGTTCCTTGCTTTGCGTAATCTTGTAATGATGAAAACACGGATTTGCGAATGGTCTCTTTACTTTTATCGATTGATTTATCTCCGATTTTTTTAGATATAAACCCTAAATCTACTAGATAGTCATTTGCTGTGGATATTATAAAGGATAATATAGTATCCGTCATAACTTTATTCAGATATATTTTACTTATATTTGAATATCACCCGTCGCCCGGCGGAGGCTGCTCCACGGCTACGAGAGAAACGAGAGATTCCTATTCATCTGCCCTGGCATTCCGTGTCCGAACATCACCATATAAATAAGAACAAATGCGCCAATCACGATGGACCGGTCTTCCGCCACGAGTGCGGACTGATTGAATACGTATCGCATCATCAGATAAATAGCGATACCAATCATCGCGGAATGCGCCAACATTACGACGCCACGTTCATAAGCCATTGTGTGTATGTATGTGTGTTATACTACTTCATTAGATATTATTTATCTACCGTCCCAATGACCGGACCATCTGTCCGAATATGCCTCCCCACAAACTCTTCATCACCATAAGCGCACTCGACATGACAAACATCAGCGTAGCGAAAATACCGGCGAGTTTATTGACTAAATCTCTCATCGCGATAATAATACGTTGAAACCCGATGATGATATTATTGAAAATCCCGAAAATGTTCTTCACAATCCCCATAATTTTATCACGCAGACCGCCGATGAACCCGCGAATGCTTTCCGTATCTTTGACGATTTTGGTCGCCACCGACCCCACCAATGAAATTACGTGATTCAGTGGCATCATCAGGTAGTCCATATAGCTGCTTTGGGTGGTCTGAATACACTGCATAAAATTGTCACCCACATCGTGTCCGAATAGTTTCGCAAAGGGCATCACAGCGGGACTACATCGATAGAGCGGCCAGTTGTCCTCTACCTTTTTCATTCCAATTGCTAAAATATTGGATAAATAGAGCCCAATAAAGACGACAATAATAAGAATTGTAAATGCGATATCTGTTGATTTCATATTCGACGACTACGATTTGCGTCTTCCGTTATATTACCCTCATATAATATCTCATCGGGTGCTATCGCACTACGCGAATATCTTACGCATCACCTTCTTAATATTGTAGGCAACCATACTCGTGAGAGATTGGTCGTGGCGAGGATGGCGGCGGTGAGACCGGCGGTGGCGCGCCGTCGCGTGACTGAATCGCACCTTTTTGCGCCCTCCTTTCTGTGTCGCATATGCGTCATTAATGCTATTGGATTGTGCTTGATTATGAAGCGCGGTGAAACTGGCGTTTTGTGCTCCGGCGCATTGGGGGCCAGCCGAGCAGGTCGACCCCACTTGTGGAATGACGATTGAGCCGCTGCCACCGGTCTGTTGCTCCTGCTGCTTCGCGATATATCGGCGGCCTTTGTATGTGCTAATAAATGATTTACGGTTGCGTTGTTGTGTGCGCGGACCGCGACGACGACTGCGGCTACGGCTACGGCCACCTGATAGTGTATTCACCGCATTTAATTGTCCCTGTTGCGCCTTGACGGCATCCATCGTGGCTTGCGGTGTCGCAATATTCGCCGGGACCTGGATACTCGCCGCGTCATAACTGGGTGCTTGTGGTGCTGCTTGAATATTGAGAGGCATCGCGTATATATAACAATTATAAAATAAACATCGGGGGTGTTCGCGTTTGAATATGGTCTAAATACTGTGCGCGTAATATATACACGACCCGCACGACGATGGACCCCGAACAACGCATTCACCTTCAGAAACTCATCGAAGCCAACGGAACCGAAGACCATACCGAGGTCATACGCAACGTCAAACATAGCTCACAAATTCACCAGGATGTCACGACGATGATACAACTCAAACGCGATTACGGGCGTTTAGCCAAATCTAACCCCAAACAATTTGACGCAATGTGTGTCTCTCGGTGCGTCTTTCTATTCACCTATTACACGGATTTGTATAACCGGCTGAAATCGGGGGAGATTGACCTAAACCTCCTGATGCAAATGATTCGCGTCCTCCGAGAGATTGAGGACGGGAAGCTAGACCAGCACGAGGGGTCGTTTAAAGTCGGTAAAATTCTGAAGAGTATCTACGTGGATAGCGCGCTGAAGCGGGCGGAGAATTTAGACGCGGAGCAGGCGGCGAAGGAGAAGCGGGTGGCGACGAAGGCGGCGAAGACATCGCGGCCGGCGATTCCCGAGAAGAAGCTGACGTGGGCAGAGTTTAAGGCCGCGCAGGCAGCAGTGGACGCATCTACGCACTCCTCGCCGGATTCATAAAGAGGATATACCCATTTAGGTAGGTCGCAAATGACACCCACGCAACATACGGGACGAGTAAATATGCCGCGGTCCGGCTCACCGTATAAAACGCGCGGATATTAAGGGCGATGAACGCGAGCATTGCGAGAATCACGACGAAACTCAGGTCGGGGCGCTGAAAACGGAAGAATATCTGGGACCACGAGAGATTTAGGACCCACGCCGCGCAATAGTAGAAGAATCCGGTGGAACGGACGCCCGCACTGATGGTGGTGGTGGCGGAGAGGAATACCACGCCAGACGCAATGATGAGTGTATACAAAATCGTCCACGCGATGGGGAAGACCCAACTGGGCGGGGTGAGGGGGGATTGATTGAGGGATTTATACCATCGGGAGGAGTTGGCGTTGTTCATTATTATGTATTAGATACATAATAATGTGTAAACATCGTAAAAAAATTATTGAATACAAAATACAAAGGATTTTCAATTCACAGAAAACTGAAAGCATATTAGAACGCATGTTTATAGTTTTGGTTTAATATGAATTATACTATACAGCTCCATCTCAAAAAGTTAGTCATTAAAAGTCTGGACTTGTAAAATATACTATCATTATGATGTATTTCAGAATCCCAGTTTTCTGGTTCATATCGGTTTTCTTCTTTTATCAGGTTCATTAACACTTGCTTATTCTCTTGTAAATAATTCTTATATTTTGCGATATTATAAACTGGTTTGCGTTCTTTTTGATAACAATCATATACAATAATATTTTTGAACCCTATTTTTTCAAATGTATTTAATTGCGTTTCCAGTTTTACTCCCTTGATATTTTTAATTAGAATACATCTTGGTTTTGTTATTTTTAGATTATTTATAAAATCTTTTTTATTATGATAAAATTCATCTGAACTTACATATGCTCCTGAACCTAAAATAGAATTTAATAAATCAGTTACAAATGTAGTCATTAAACACTCATCAGAATCATAGAATATTATTCGTTTTTCATTTGGTTTAACAATTAGATTCCGCAAGAGGGTTTTATATTTATGTTTAATATCATGTTCAATTAATGTATCTAATATGTTGTCAACTATATTTACATCACAAGTGGTTTTTACTAATATACACCTCCCCCCAGCACGTGTAGATGTTAGTATTTTATTATTAATCAACATATCTACATCATTAAATGTAAATGTTTGAGAATTGAATATAGAATATTCTGAACGCCCAGTTTTTTTATCATCCGGTTTTTCTGACCAAAATACATATTCGTAAGGTTTTAATTCGTAGTATTCACAATTTTCAATATAGCATTTTTTAATTATATCTTTACATATTTCTTGGACATTATAGTCTACACTAATTAATAATTTATATTGTCGTTTTTGTTCAAGTTGTTCGTGTATTGTTTTATCATCTAATAATTCGCTACTGCAACTATCTATTTTCCAAAGTATAGGTTGATTATGTTCAATAACTTCTGATAAAACTTCCATATTGTTTTCATCAAAATCAAAACGATTCTTGTCATACAATTCACTCCATAATTGGCCTTTAAACCGAAAATACCCTTCACCCTTTTTTTTATTAGTAATAATTATACCAGCAATATTAGTATATTTAATCCATTCCTCGTATGTTTTAATCTCATATCGTATTTCTTCTTCATCGGATTCGTTGTATTCATTTTCATCATCAGGATTACTTTCATATGTTGCGCACTCTTCTTCGTGCGTAGCGTGTTCGGTATCGGGTTTCTCTTGTTTTATTGTAGAATAAATTATACTAATCATTTCATTATAGTCTCCTTCAAAGGATTCACTTCCGATGTCTTTTCTGGGAATGAAAATTTCTTTGAATAAACTCAATACTTTTTTTTCAATAGTGTTGCAGTTATTACAAATCATTTGAAAATATAAAACCGAACCCTTTGGATATTGTTTGAATCTTGTTTGATTTTCTTGTTTTGTTCTCCCGACTTTATAAACTTCTTGGTTTGCATTTATGAATTCTCTCGTTTTCAATAAGTAAATATATTGCGCCGCCATTAAACAAATCGTATAGGGTTTCTAGTGATATAAATATGTTTTATATTGTTTCAATTTTTAACTTCAATGTTCGTTGAATTACTATAGATAGAAAAATCTTTATTATATTATCACCGCAAATCAAAGAAACACAAACAAGTATAAAATTGAATGCGTATTTTGTATATGAAATTACAATATACACAATGCCTCCCAAGTTCAAAATAAAGCCGTCGGCAACTCCACGCCCCGCCGCCTACGCCCCACGCCCCGGCACTGCCTCGGCTGCCTCCGCACCCCCCCGCTCCACCACCGGTCGTCGTGCCCTCATCATCGTCGAATCCCCCGCCAAGTGCCAGAAAATCGAGTCCTACCTCGGCAAAGACGCGTATATGTGTCTCGCCAGTTTCGGGCATATCCGAGAGATCGCGGACGGTCTTAAATCCATCGACGTCGACCACGATTTCGCCATTAAGTTCGCGATTATGTCGTCGAAGCAGGCCCATGTCGCGAAACTCCGCGCCGCCATCGCCGACGCCAGCGAAGTCATCCTCGCCACAGACGACGATCGTGAAGGCGAGGCCATCGCCTGGCATTTGTGCCAGGTCTTCCATCTCCCGGTAGCAACGACCAAGCGCATTATATTCCACGAAATCACAGAACCGGCGCTTAAGGCCGCCGTCGCCGCCCCCCGCGTCATCAATATGTCCATCGTCCTCGCACAGCAGGCGCGCCAGGTGCTCGACCTCGTCGTCGGGTATAAAATATCACCCGTATTATGGACCTATGTCGCGCATACAAATCTCTCGGCGGGGCGTTGCCAGACTCCTGCTCTGCGTCTCATCTATGAGAATTATAAAGAAATAGAAGCATCTACGGCGGTCATGGTGTATACCGTCTCGGGTATCTTCACTAAACTCAATCTTACATTTCATCTCTCGACAGAGATAGAATCGACCGCGGCACTCGAGAGATTTATCCGGGAAACAGCGGCGGCGCCCGATGCGGGGTTTCGTGCGACCGTGGGCGCGCCTAAAAAGGCGACGAAGCCACCACCGCGCCCTTATTCTACCAGCACGCTTCAGCAGGCTGCGAGCAACGACCTTCATCTCTCGCCGAAAGACACCATGTCCGTCGCGCAGAAGTTATATGAGGGGGGGTATATTACGTATATGAGAACAGATAGTAAGGTATATTCGGCGGAATTCGTGGCGAAGGCGTGCGACTATATTCGGAAACGGTTCGAGGGGGGGGCGGACCTTATTGGAAATCTCTCGGGTGTGTCTAGTGGTAGTGGGTCTAGCGCCGCCGCCGCCGCCGCCCACGAAGCCATCCGTCCCACGGATATCTCTCGAACTTTACTTCCCCAATCTTGTCATCCGAGAGAACACAGACTCTATTCTATGATTCACAGGAATACACTGGAGAGTCTAATGGCGCCGGCCATATGCCAAACCATCACAATGGCGATTTCGTCTCCTGTCGCGGTCCAGGGCGCGGGCGGCGCGGGCGCCGGGTGCGAATACAGATACACAGCAGAACAAGTTATAAAACCGGGATGGAAACTCGTAGCGGGAGGGTATGACGCCGAGGCGAGTGAATACTCCTATTTCGCGTCTCTCGCGTCTGCGTCCGCCGCTGTGGCCTCCCCCGCGATGCCCTTCAAACGCATTACGACCAAATGCTCCCTCCGTAATACAAAGTCGCATTATACCGAGTCTGGTCTCGTTCAGCTGCTCGAGAAAATGGGGATTGGTCGCCCGTCCACCTTTTCCAGTCTCATCGATAAAATCCAGGAGCGCGGGTATGTCAAACTCAAGGACGTCCCGGGGAAACCCACCGAGTGCCGCGAATTCGTGGTATCGGCTGACATTGACGCTTCGCTCAATCCCCCATCAAAGCGGGGGTCCAAAAAAGTAGAATCAAAAACAGAAGTTCGAGAGATTGGAGGTGAGTCCAGGAAACTCGTTATTCAGCCTCTCGGAATTATCGTTATTGAGTTCCTGCTCGCGCACTTCGCCCCCCTCTTTGAATACGAGTTCACGCAGAATATGGAGAACCAGCTCGATGAAATCGCGACCGACGGGATGGTATGGCATGAATTGTGTTATAAATGCTGGTTTGAGGTCGCCGCGCAATTACGGGAACTTAAAGAGCGCGGGGTGATAAAAGAAGAAATACAAATCGATGACAGGCATTCGTATATCATGGGGAAGAATGGGCCGGTGATTAGGTGTCGCGTGACGGATGCGGATAATGCTGCTGATACGGACACGGACGACGACGCGGACACGGACACGGAAACGACTGTATCGGAAACGACACACTCCACGAAGAAACCGAAATTCATATTTAAAAGTGTGCGCCCCAATCTAGAATATGCTAAAATACAGCGCGGGGAGTATTCTCTCGCGTATATGCTAGGCGAAGAAGGTGGTGGAGTTGTATCTTCATCAGCCCCCGCGCCAATATCAGTTGCTGGAGGCGGACGATTGATGGGTCAATATCAAGGCCAAGATGTTATTATTAAAAGCGGGAAATATGGTGCCTATGTCACATGGGGGAATACAAATCTCTCGTTACGTCCGTTACTGCAACAAGGTGGGGGTGCTCCTACTATTGCGGCGGCGGGTGGCAAATATGCTCATAAATCAAAAACGACGACAAATCAAAAATCCGAGTTTGATTTGACATTAGAAGAAATCATAAAGTTTATTGAGAGAAATAGTGCGCCTGTGGTGGTCGTCGAAGATAAAGACGGAGAACCTGCCGCTACCACGTCAGCACCCGCGACGTATATCCAAGGCCAAATATTACGCACCATTGACGAAAATACAACAATAAGATATGGAAGATATGGACCGTATATCTTTCATAAAACGGCTAAAATGAATAAACCCGCGTTCGTGGCGCTAAAAGGGTTCGCAGAAAAACACGGGAATTATATCACGTGTGAGGCGGGGGTGTTATACGAGTGGATCGCGGCTGATGCGGCTGCGCCGGCGAAACCAAAACCGAAGTTCGGGTTCTTCAAGAAGAAGTGAACATTTACTTACGGCGCGTAGTGCGGGATTTGCGAGCCTTGCGGGACTTGCGAGCCTTGGATGAACGACCACGACGGGTGGGACGCTTTTTGGAGGTTTTTCGGAGTTTACCCCCGAGTCGTTCTATTGATACTCCTTCGTCTCGTAGTGGTTCTGGTTGTCCTGGTTGTCCTGGTTGTCCTTGTGGTCCTTGTGGTCCTTGTGGTTGTCCTAACAATGTTCTGATATTATTATAAATCCGTTCCAGTTCAGTTACACGCGGTCTGTTCCTCATAAGTGGAGGAGGATTTCCATCATCTACATCATCTGGATTATCATGAACTATTTGGTTAATAGCATTATGTATTATATCATTAGTGTCTAGTCGTCCTTGTATCAAAGGCAGCAAATCAACGGGCATATTCTGGCCGACAATATTAAACAACAATTCTCTATATTGCTCGATGTCGGGCTCGACGTTGTTGTGTTCTTCCATATCGATTAATAATTTTTATATATAATACATCTATTATTTTTCACAGGAAATAATCCCAAACGCGTTGTATCCCCTCTTCCAGAGTGACATCACACCTGAACCCAAACAATTCTTGCGCTTTCGTAATAACGGGTCGGCGGCACATTGGGTCATCCTGAGTCCTCGGCAGGTATTTCACTGCGAATGCGTCTCCGTCGCTACCGCTACCGTCGCGCCCCAACACCCGCCTAAACACCTCCACAAGCTCATTCATCGTGAATTCGCACGCCGGATTCCCGATATTCACCGGCCCTACATCGCCTACACTCGTCTCCGCCGCGCCCATAAACGCCACCAACGCCCTGACCGTGTCATCCACGTAGCAAAACGACCTGGTCTGCGTCCCATCCCCGTAAATCTCAATCGGCGCACCACGCTTAATCTGCCGAATAAAATTCGTGATGACCCGCCCATCATCCAGGTCCATCCGCGGCCCATAGGTATTGAATAACCGCGCGACTTTCAGGTCTAAATCCGGGAACCGTTTCTGGTATTCATAGACCAACGTCTCGGCCGCACGCTTCCCCTCGTCATAACAAGACCGTTCTCCCATAGTATTCACGTTACCATAATAGGTCTCGGGCTGCGGGTGGACGAGGGGGTCACCGTATACCTCGCTCGTAGATGTAAACAGCATTTTACAATTGTATAATACACAATAGTCCAAGACGCGCTGGGTGCCATTGATTGACGTGAGAAGGGTCTCCATCGGGTATTTTTTATATTTCTCGGGGGACGCAATCGACGCGAGATGGTAGATTTCGTCGATATGCTCCTCTCCGAATAGTGTGGGGTCGATGGCTTTCGTGATATCGTATTCAATGAAGCTAAATCGTGGATTCATAGCCGCATTGTCGGCTAGATTCTCTAGATGGCCGGTGATGAGATTATCCACACAAATCACATGGTTGTCGGGGGATTGCGAGAGAAGGTGGATACACAGATTAGACCCGATAAAACCGGCCCCGCCAGTTACGAGAATCGTTTTCCGCGTCGCGGTCTTCGCTGTCGTCGCGGTCGTCGTTGTCATTGTCGTCGCGGTCGCTGTAATAGATACATAACGCATTTATTATCTAAATAGAATATAACCGAATTCGAAATGGATAAACTCGCAGGCCCCAATGACCTGGTCCCGTCATTTAAGATTTTCTCAATGCTGATTATTATCACGATTGTCATCAAAATGATATTCCAGTATAGTTATAATGAAAACGCCGCGCCATCATTTAGCGATGTGAATAGTCTCACGGATGTATCTCTCATCAAGGATGAAATCAAGAAAAAAGACTCGTCGGGATTGAAGAAGGAAATCACCGTATACTTCAAATCGTATATCTTCTACTACTTGACACTCCTCTGGACTGTCTGCCTTATGATTACGATTGTATCCATTACACTGAATAAATATGACGTGAATAAACCCGGGTGTATCGCGAAGATGAGTATGTTGAATGTTGTCCCGATTACGATGTTTATGGGGCTGCTAGGATGGATTATTTATCAGAATACGGTATACTATAATAAAATCAATTCGGGGCATGTTGCGGAATCGTATGTGACATTTGATACCGCAGTAAACATTCTTTTATTGGTCCAGGCGGGGATTATGTATGCGTATATCAATCAACAAATGCTGTGCTCGTCGGAGATGGGGCAGTATAGCGAGGCGATGTCGAAATACGGGCCGTATATCGCGGCGTTTGTCGCGCTTCTGGCGGGTGGGTGTATGGTGCTTAATGAAATCATATTGCGGTTCTTTACGACGGATGGGTAACAAACCCTTTACAGTTATATGCGATATACGAATCCATTCTAGAGCAAGTCCTATAAAAACATTCCCACCTTCTGACCCCGATTTTTTAAGGTTTTGATGATGCGAAATCGCCCCACTTATCGCCCTGCGTCGTTTGGGGGCGCAACCCCACTAAAAAAACTTATACGTCAACCCGCACCCCGTTTCATTTTCCCACACCCCCGATATTTTAATTATAAAGTGCTGAAACTGCGGTTTGTCATAATGACGCATATCATTTTTCCATACACTAATTACACCGCTGCGTAATTGTTGTATGATATCTCCCGCCAGTATCGGTCTCGGTGTGCTAGTACATGCCGCCGGCGCCGACGACGCGCGAATTCGCGTCCACTTATCTAATATACCGGTTTCAATCGTCTGAAATATAGAAAGCATCAACCGATTATGTTCGTGATTCGGGTCGAATTGACAGTTATAAATATTGCTATTATAGTTCTGGTCGTTTTGTCGAGTGAACAACTCAAACTGTAGGTAGATTCCGTTCATTACGAAATCCTTGGTAGAGTAGCTGATTCTATTAAATGTGCTATTAGGAATATGGATATTCGGCTTTGTTTCAGTGAAGTAAATCTGTGAGCATTTATATTCGCCAGGAGTTATGACTACGTTCATTGTCGGCTCTATTATAGTGGATAAACTTATCGGTTTAAGTGAAAAATATTCTCTCACGATATTTTAACACGCAGAATGAAATACCGTATCACGAATTATACGCGCAAACGCGCCACCCAAATCGGCGTCGTTGTGAAACCTTCCACAAACCCTGCGAAGAAAATAGACGTATTTCGTAAATCGCGCAAAATCGCCAGTGTCGGCGCTGCGGGTATGAATGATTTTCCGACATATATTCGCACCCGAGGACTCTCCTACGCAAAGACACGTCGCCGTCTTTATAAAATGCGGCACGAACGCGACCGTCACACCAAATGGACGAACGGATGGTTGGCGGATAAATTACTTTGGTAGAAACGGGTATAAACCAACGGCATTGATACATAGTAATCGCGCCGCCCGCCCGCCGCAATGAAGTTCTTCGATACACATTTCTGTGAATATGTAAAAAAGGTAGAAGAATATTCACTCCATCCCGTCATTAAAAAAGTATTCGCAACATTCCCTCCTGACATACAATCCTTACCAAGTATGATAATATACGGCCCGAGTGGGGTAGGAAAGTATAGCCACGCATTGTATATGATTTCGCGTTATAGTCCATCGCAATTAAAATACGAGAAACGCATTGCCGTAGCCTACAACAAGGACACATTTTTCATCAAAATCAGCGACTGCCATTTTGAGGTGGATATGTCGCTCCTCGGGTGTAATTCCAAGCATTTATGGAATGAAATCTATAACCAAATCCAGGATATCGTGAGTTCGCGGCCGAATACTACCGCATTCGTTATGTGTAAAAATTTCCACAAAATACATAGCGAGCTATTGGAAACGTTTTATAGTTATATGATGGATAATCTCAAATTCATTATTATATCAGACCACGTGAGTTTTCTCCCCGATAATATACTTCAACGGTGTAAAATGATTCCGTTCAAACGTCCGACTGTGACAATGTATAACAAGTGTTTATTTCCGTCATCGGCGGCGACACCGGCGACACCGGCGACACCGACCTCCGCCACACCGTCGTCAATCCTCGTCATCAAAGAAACCCCCGTTCGTTTAACGAGTAAATTTCGATTGGAAACCATAACCAATATCAAGGCATTGAAATCCAATACGACGGAACTCACCGAGCCCCACGAGAATATATGTAATTGTATCGGGGATATTATTCTCTCGCCAGACGCACAATTGAAATATGACTCGCTGAGAGAACGACTCTATGATTTGTTAACATACGATATAAATATCCAAGAATGTGTCTGGTCCATTCTTCGTCGTTTATTACAAGAGGGGTCGCTTTTGCCAGAAATGATGGACGACATCATGATACGGACCTATACGTTTTTTCAGTATTTCAATAATAATTACCGCCCGATATATCATTTAGAGAATTTCGTCTTATTATTAGTATGTAAGATACACGGCTACACGCATCAATTTCCGTCGGTATCCAATGCCTGATTTCCCTGAAGTGATTCAATCTTCATTACATATACTAGGGTTCGCGGATGGAGTCGCGCCAACATCCATCAAAGAATTAAATAAGCGGTATCATTTTCTTGCGCTGAAACATCATCCGGATAAAGCGAGCGCCGATAGTTCCGTCAAAGACACCACCGAGAGATTCAAAGAAATCAATGACGCGCATAAACGCGTCAAGGACTATTTTTATTCGACGGATAATTATAATTATGAGACGGAAACAGGTTATGATAGTATTCTTCAACTCTTCATCCAGACGATTCTGGTTAAAATGTCGGCGTCGGCGACTGGGGCGGCGGCGGACGCGTCCGCAATACAATCTCTCATTCAACTTATTATAACCAAGGGAATACAATCGGGAATCACAATGTTTCGTAATATGGAGAAGCATTCGTGTATTACAATATACGACCTTCTCTCGAAGAACCAGGACTTATTTGGAATCTCTCGAGAGATGATGGATGAACTATCTCGTATTGTGGAAGAAAAGACCGGCGAAGACCTCGTCGTTCGTCTGAACCCGTCCCTTCTGGATATGTTATTAGACCGTGTCTATATTCTTCAAGAAAACGCGCACTCGTATTATATTCCGCTCTGGCATAGCGAGCTTCATTTCAAGAAAGCGGCGGCGTCGGATGACGCTCTCGAACGCGAAGTGTTCGTATTATGCGACCCTGAACTCCCCGAACATGTTGACATTGATGATGATAATAACGTGTTCATTTCTCTCGACGTGGATATTCGCGAACTATTTGCCAAGCAGATAGTGCCGGTCTATATCAATCACGAAGTAACGTCGCACGGATTCGTCTATTATTTACACGCGTGTGATGTACGGTTGTCTAATACACGGCAATGTGTCATACTTCACGGAAGTGGGGGAGTTGCGAGGTGTAATACCCATAGTAAAGATATTTATAACGTTGGACAACGCGCGAATGTATACGCGAATATACGACTTACGCTAGAAAATTGATTGTATATTATATATAATACATAACATACAATGAAATCGATCACGACTACGATGCCGACTACGTCAGCTCCCGACACTCCGCCTCCGGCTCCCGGCACTCCGCCTCCGGCTCCCGACACTCCGCCTCCGGCTCCCGACACTCCGCCTCCGGCTCCCGGCACTCCGCCTCCGGCTCCCGACACTCCGCCTCCGGCTCCCGACACTCCGCCTCCGGCTCCCGACACTCCGCCTCCGGCTCCGTTCTCTGAATTGTCATTACAGCTCACTGCGACATTAACCCCCGAAGAAAAGAAAAGCGGCGGGATATTCTTCACACCGCCATCGTGTATTCAGCGTATCGTGACGTTATTACGCGGTGTGTCGGTAACAATACGCACGATTCTCGAACCATCGTGTGGCTCTGGTGAATTTATTACGGCGCTGTCCCGCGCATACCCGGACGCAAATATAACCGGAATAGAGTTTCACCCCCTCATTTATAAAGCAGTATCGCAGAAATTCGCAGGCACATGCCCATGCGTCCGCGTCCAGCACGGTGATTTCATGACATACAACGACGCCACCGCCGCGAGCGCGAGCGCGAGCCCCGATCTCATCATCGGCAATCCGCCATATTTCGTAATGAAGAAAGAAGACGTCGCGGCGGAATACTACCCCTACTTTGATGGACGGCCAAATATATTCATCCTATTTATTATGAAGTCCGCGAAGCTACTTCGTGTGGGCGGAGTGCTTTGTTTCGTGCTTCCCTCTAGTTTCATGAATTCACAATATTATGACAAGACGCGTAAATATATTGTGCGCCATTTCGCGATTCTTCATATCAGCCGCTGTAGCGACAGTAACATGAGCGATGCGTATCTGGATACGGCACAAGGCACAATGATACTCATTCTACAAAAACTCGGCACATGCGGCGGCGGTGTCGATGGCGGCGGTGTCGGCGGTGTATTTGAAAAATATGGCGCGACAATCTTCACCGATAACCTCCCTCGGTTAACATCGTTATATGTGGGGGCTCGGTCATTACACGACCTCGGATTCAAAGTCAACATTGGAACCGTCGTATGGAACCAGTGTAAGAATATCCTCACGGACGACCCCACGAAAACCCGTCTGGTCTATAGTTCGAATATTGTAAACGGGAAGTTCGTTGATAAAACCTATAAAAATCCCATAAAAAAAGCGTTTATCGACCGGCCTGGCATCCGGACGCCGATGATTGTCCTGAATCGTGGGTATGGTGTGGGGGAATATAAGTTTGCGTATTGTCTTCTTACGCCAGACGCGGCGTCGTCGTCGTCCGCGGGGTACCTAATCGAGAATCACCTGATTTGTATTACGCACACAGACACGGCGACGGCGTCGGCGACAATGGCCGCATTCCATCGCGTCATTCGGTCATTTCAGGACCCGCGCACCCAAGAGTTCATCTCGTGTTATTGTGGAAATAGCGCGATTAATTCCACCGAGTTGAGTCATATGCTT